ATATAGCCTCCAATTTCCAAGCCCGGTCAACTCCTGTACTTCGACCGGAGCATTGGAAACCGGCTTTTCGGCAAACAACTCAGATTGTGCCAGTGCTTGCGCAACTCGATCCCAATCCCGGTCCTTGTATCGATCAAGCCCCAAGTAGTGCGCCATCGCCAGGCAATACACCATCAGGTCCAACGCTTCATTACGCTCCGACTTACCTTTAATCCACTCGGTAACCGGCTTATTTTTTACGTAACGAGTGATCCGGCGCTCGGCCACGCATTGTGCAAAAAAATCGTCCGGCAGATCTTTTGCAAAGTGCAATGCACCAGGCCCCGATTCGAATGGGTAACGGTTGTATATCCAATCCTTCGCCGTATCAGTACCGACAAACCAAAGTTCGGCACCATTACGTTCGGTCTGGCCTCGCCATGTCACATCGACCATCGATGGCCGTTGGGCAATCGGAGGTTTACCTGGCTTGCTTGCGCCTTTGATAGCGAAAACATTGCGCCAGCGGCGGACCCGGCAAAACTGATAAACATCATTGGTGTGGTGACCGCCCGTGTCGACGGCAGTTGCCAGAATAGTCAATCCAACCCCACAGGGATGCCAATAACGCGCCTTCAGTTTTTCATCCAGCGCAGACCAGGTCTGTTCATCGGAAGGGTTACCCATGATCACCTGATGGTCGATGACCCAACGCTCCATTCCGACACCCCAGCCCATGACCATGAACTCAAGTCGGTTGGCTTGAACGTCGACAGACGCCGTAAGCATCAATGCACCGCTGGGTACAGAGCCCAACACGTAGTCTTCCTGCAGCGCACGAGCCTGCAAAACGCTGGCTTTGGTCTGTTCTTGAGTACTGTCCCAAACCTTTGCCAGACGGGTGTTAAAAAACACCTGCATCGCTTCGAGGTCACCACTGGCCTGTTTGATAACGGCTTCGTCGTAGTCCTTAGCCATCGACAGCCAACTCGTCCAGCCCAGCGGAGCATAAAGCGCGTTGAGGTGAAAACCTACGGTTTTACCATCCCCTTCAGCATGGGAACGCCACTCTCCACGAGCAAGCATTTCACCCTTGTGGTGTTCCTCAATCAGCGCACCACAATCAGGGCCGCTGCAGAGATACTCAATCCGGCTGTAGTCCTCGGTGTACTTAAGGTTTTCCCACTCCAGCACCTGCATATGCTGACAATGAGGGCACGGGACATAGTAGTAGCGCTGGTCGCTCATGGCGAAAAGGTCGGCAATACGCGATGCGCCCTTAAGGGTCGGTGAGCTGGAGAAGTAGAACTTGGCCTTCCTGCCAAATGTACTTCCCCGGATCTCTGCCAGCTTGACCGGGTCACCTTCGTTGCCCACGTCGACTTCCCAGCGGTCGATCTCATCACCATAGATAAAACGAGCAGCCAGTTCCGCCAGGTTGGCAGCTGAGCCCGCCGTTACCGCGTAAAGCGTCCCCCCTTCAAACTCTTTGGTGTCCTGGGTGTTCTTCGCATCACGCGAGCGCGGCGCAGCCACTCTTTCACGCAGAACTGGCGTTGCATCTATCGTTTTGCTGATTCGCGACGACACGCGTGAGGCCAGTTTGAGTGTGGGCAGCAGCGTCAAAATGTTCGATGGCGACATGTGAATCAACGCACCGATCCAATTAAGCGCGATCTGCGTTTTCATCAGTTGCGAAGCCACCATTGTGACCACTCGTTTACACGGGTGAGCCGGAGACAAACAGCGCATGGGCTCACGGGCATAGGGCGTTCGGGAGGTTCGGTATTGGCCTGGCTCAGCGGCACCGACACTGCGCGGAATCCGCATGTATTCATCCGCCCATTCATCGACCCAAAGATCTGGGTCTGGGCGCAAGCCACGAAAATACGCAATACGGTAAACCTCTGCTCCGTCTGCGTATGGGAAATGCATAAGAGTCAGCTCTTGGTGGAAAGTGCTCGGGAAAGATCGCTGGCAGACATGCGTTCAGCATCTTCTAAGGTTCTACGAATCGCCGCCGTTAGATGTTTTTCGATTTCCCAGGGATCGGTCATTGCAACCAATTCCGAAGCAATCTGCGGCGGCATACCAAGTAACAAATCACGCAGCATGCGACCCGCCTCGAAGGCCGCTTTATCAACGACTTCAGCCTCTACCAAAGAACCGTTCTCTTTGCGTACTTGGCATTCTATCTGTTCCGCCTGGGCATGTTCTCGTCGAGCACGAGAGCGTTGATAATCAGGGATAACCGGCAGGGAAAGATGAGCGGGTTGCTGCGCAGGCAGCGCAGTGTCGAGGGTTGTGCGTTGCTTGTCATGAGCATGTCGAGCACTCACTCCGACCTTGCTGGGGTCACGCGTCATCGCTAGAAATTGCTCGCTGGCATCAACATCGATCAGCTCCGCCTCATTCAACACCAGTCGATTATTGAGTATCAGTTTGCTGATGTGCTGCTTGGACCAGCCCTTCAGCTCGCCGTATTCTTTTCGTGTTAAAAACGCCATATAGCCTCCAATTTCCAAGCCCGGTCAACTCCTGTACTTCGACCGGAGCATTGGAAACCGGCTTTTCGGCAAACAACTCAGATTGTGCCAGTGCTTGCGCAACTCGATCCCAATCCCGGTCCTTGTATCGATCAAGCCCCAAGTAGTGCGCCATCGCCAGGCAATACACCATCAGGTCCAACGCTTCATTACGCTCCGACTTACCTTTAATCCACTCGGTAACCGGCTTATTTTTTACGTAACGAGTGATCCGGCGCTCGGCCACGCATTGTGCAAAAAAATCGTCCGGCAGATCTTTTGCAAAGTGCAATGCACCAGGCCCCGATTCGAATGGGTAACGGTTGTATATCCAATCCTTCGCCGTATCAGTACCGACAAACCAAAGTTCGGCACCATTACGTTCGGTCTGGCCTCGCCATGTCACATCGACCATCGATGGCCGTTGGGCAATCGGAGGTTTACCTGGCTTGCTTGCGCCTTTGATAGCGAAAACATTGCGCCAGCGGCGGACCCGGCAAAACTGATAAACATCATTGGTGTGGTGACCGCCCGTGTCGACGGCAGTTGCCAGAATAGTCAATCCAACCCCACAGGGATGCCAATAACGCGCCTTCAGTTTTTCATCCAGCGCAGACCAGGTCTGTTCATCGGAAGGGTTACCCATGATCACCTGATGGTCGATGACCCAACGCTCCATTCCGACACCCCAGCCCATGACCATGAACTCAAGTCGGTTGGCTTGAACGTCGACAGACGCCGTAAGCATCAATGCACCGCT